CTATGGACCCTTCTTGCTGAAGGAGTTCTTAAGCCGTGTGCCGCTGAAACCTGCACATGATCCACGCATGATGGAGACAGCAAAGTTCGAATTTGAAGAGAAGAAGACTAGTAAGAGTGCGGCTACAATCGAGAACCACAGTAACCGGTCTTGTAAGGACTGGCTTGCAGACGTGGGCATGGTCTTCTCAAAATCTCAGTTGTGCACAAAGTTTGATAACCGGTTTCGTGATGCCAAAGCAGCTCAGACAATAGTATGCTTTCAACATTCGGTACTCTGCCGCTTCGCTCCCTACATGAGATACATAGAAAAGAAGTTGCATGAAGCTTTGCCCGAGAGGTTTTACATACATTCAGGTAAGGGTCTGGGCGAACTGGATGCATGGGTGCGACGTGGTTCGTTTGGTGCACTTTGCACAGAATCTGACTATGAGGCTTTCGATGCTAGTCAAGACCAGTACATCATGGCTTTTGAATTGTGCCTCATGCGCTACCTTGGTTTACCAAATGATCTTATCGAGGATTACCGGTACATCAAAACGCATTTAGGATCCAAATTGGGTAACTTCTCAATCATGAGGTTTTCCGGTGAAGCGAGTACTTTTCTGTTCAACACAATGGCCAACATGCTTTTCACCTTTCTGCAGTACAAGCTTAAAGGGGACGAGCGCATCTGTTTTGCAGGCGATGACATGTGCTCAAACAAAAAGTTGCACAAATCCATTGAACACGCCGGTTTCCTAAGCAAGTTAAAGTTGAAAGCGAAGGTGTGCCATACCAATAATCCCACTTTCTGTGGCTGGAATCTCTGTCCTGATGGCATTTTCAAAAAACCGCAGTTGGTTCTGGAGCGGATGTGCATTGCAAAGGAGACGAACAATTTGGTGAATTGCATTGACAACTATGCTATTGAAGTCTCTTACGCGTACCTCATGGGAGAACGTGCACGCGAGCGGATGAATGAAGAGGAGGTAAGTGCCTTTTATAATTGTGTGCGGATCATTGTCAAGAACAAGCATTTGCTCAAATCAGATGTGCGGCAGATCTACGAGACGAGTATTGATTGATAGCTTAGGTATTAGCTGTAAAATTGTAGATGGATGTGCTAGTTAAATATTTAGATAAACATAAATTTAGACGTATTCGTAGCGATCTTAGTGTACCTGTAGTGATTCATTCTGTGCCCGGTGCGGGTAAATCTAGTGTTATTAGGGAAATAATTAGAGCAGATAGGCGTTTTGAAGCATGCACATACGGTAAAGCTGATCAGCCCCACATTTCTGGCAAGTGGATTCACAGTGCGTCTACTCTCGAGGCAGTCTGCAATTTCATCTTGGTGGACGAGTATCTTGAGGCTGCTGAACCACTCAAGGCTTTTGCGCTTTTTGCAGACCCAATCCAAGGAGGACCAGGTAAGGTTCTAGCACCACATTTCATCAAGACTGAAAGCCATCGCTTTGGCAAGTGCACTGCTCAGCTTCTGCGCGAGTTAAATTTTGATATCACTGCGGAAGGTGAGGATCTGGTTCAGATAAGGGGCATTTACGAAGTAGATCCACGTGACACCATCATATTCTTCGAAAAAGAGGTGGGTGAGCTTCTTAGTGCGCACGGGCTCCTTTGTTACTGTATAGACGAAGTGCGTGGGCAGACTTTTGAGAGCGTTACTTTCGCGACATCTGAAAGCAAGCCTTTGCTTGATCCAGCAAGGGCATTTCAGTGCCTGACTCGACATAGAAAATCACTGCTGATTCTTAATCCAGATGCCACTTACTCCGCCCCCTAACTACACTCAAACGTACCTTGCGGC